CGAGAGTTCACTATCACCATCAAACTCAACAGGGTTGTCAAATCAGGATTATACCCACTATCAAAATTTCCTAGCTCCTGAGGCTGTAACTCAGGAATTTCCTTCAAATCCCAAAATTGTGCGGATTGTATATACCCAGGCATATCTTTAGTTTTTATAAATGCAGGACGGGTGGGCATCTTTTTTCGCTCTATTCGACATAAAATGTCTTTGAACCCAATTCCATTAACATTCTTCCATATTTCGAAGCCACCACCTCCTAAGCTCTTTGGAGTATAGATGAATCTTTTTACTTTTGATTTTTTCCACTTGTTTGCACCAGCTATATCACTTATCATCCGAGCCTCACAATCCTGAAAACTTAGCCCTCTACTTATTAATGTACACCAACTGTTAATTATTTCAGTCGCTCGGTCAACACCTTTTCTGGGAGCAGGGGAGACAGGATTTCTCCACATTATTGAATTTAATGCTCGGGCAGGGTAACCTCGAGTCCCACTAGCCGTTATCTCCATTCGTAAGAACTCATCCCGCCCTTTATCCACAAATATCTTCCCAGGATTTACACCGTATCCATTATCCGTCATATATTGTGCGAAGTCTTGTGCAAGTGAAAAATAGTTAAATCGTAGTGATATGTCATCACCAAAGAAACTCTTAAAATAGACTCGGGCCTCTTCACCATGCTTATTCTGATAATAGGCCCGCCACGTTTCGAATTGGCAATAATTAATAATTGTATCGTACATACTAGTCCATCTCCAACCACTAAGAACCCCTCCTTCATATGGGATCATTATTTCTGCTCCACCTTCGGTTTTTACAGATATGTATCCACCATCAAGAGCTTTCGTTATCTTTCTCATCACAGTTGATACTTCACTGTCAACCCCAAACAACGTGTCTAATCTTCGTTGAAACATTTCGTTGACACATATTATCATCCATATAGCAACATGTTGATCAAAACCACTTTGATCAAATGGGAAACAAACCATATTTATAGTATCAACCATTTTTATCCAACTAGCTCTCTGTTCACTCTTGTTTTGATTAAGTAATGTATAATCAGGGGATAACATCTGGTTTAAGAACTTACTAACATAGGTCATTTTCATATATGTGGGTAGATCACCAGCTACAGCGGCACGAACTTTGGTTAGCTCCCGTTTTTGAATGGCTACATTTTTTTGTATGTCATTACTTAATACCCATTCCTTTACGTTTTCTTTTTTATTCAATAGCCCGGTCACTAACTTTGTTTTCATGCTGTTAAAAACCTTACCCTGATAATGTATAGGTATCTTGCCTTTTACACTTGATCCTCCAGAAGTGGTCCAGTTGGCCATATCACTAACAAATTCATCTATAGTCATACCTTTGAAGTCCTTTATCTTATCTTTGAATATCATATTTTCAATTCTTTTCATTGTTCGTAAAAACAATTTCTTATAATCATCGCTGAACTTTTTCTCACTAGCCCAGGTCTTTATCTGTTCAACGAAATCTTCTGCACTGACAGACGCATATCCACCTAAGTTTTCAATATTAATTAGGTAGAAATGAGGAATTGATGTCTGTTCAAGAACAGGGAATCCGACTTTTTTTGCATACGCACTCAATTCCATAAAAGAACGACGCAAAGCAGCATCACTCTTAAATTTATTAACTCCTAACAGTTGCATCAGATTAAACCAATGACTCCGGATACCAACTGGGAGTAATCTTGTCCATAAAGAAAGAGATCTTCCCCATATTATACCTAGATCCGAAAAATTTGACATTATTTCGGGTGGGAAGTAGCGCATGCGAG